ACCTTCAGCCGTCTTTGTATCATAATCACCGAAGCTGTACTTGCTCATCAAGTACTGGATGCGTTTCTTTACCCACGCTACTTCAGGCGACTTTCCATCACCAAGAGACTGACCCAGTGGATCGGTGTCGTTAGTGTACTTACCTTGCAGCATTGCAAGTTTCATCTTCTCGTAGAACTTGCCATCCTCATTGTATAGCATGGATGAGAAGTTATCAATTACTGAGAAGTAATACTTCTCGAAGAACGCAAATAGCTTCTGCTGGTGCGTACCCTTCTGCAATCCGCCCAGTTCTTCCATTTTCGCAAGCATACGACGCATCATCTGCGCACGCTCCTCTGGGTATGCTTGCTCCATCAGGTTCCACAACACAGATTTCTCTCCATTCCACACTGGTGTACCGTCAGCATAGGTGTCATGAAACTCTACCCAGTAAGGCTTCTTCATTAAACCTTGGTTGATGACCATGAGGATAGTATCAAGGTCATCTTGTCTGAACTTCCATTTGCTCTTTGCCATTCTTATTTAGTATTAAAGTTATACGGGTATGTATTCTTGGCACAATTGTCAGTTGCTGCATTCAACTCTACGTATAACTGATGAAAAAGTAGGTCCAAAATATCCCAGTCCTGTGGCTGCTCAGCACGGAACTTTTGAATGCGTGCTGACTTGAATAACTCATTGAGTTGGGATGCATCACTAACAGTGCTGAACGTTGCTTCGGTTAAACCGTACTTGTCACCAACTAACTGCTGACGAAGATTAACTACCGATACACCGCTATCGAGTGTTGACGGACAGAATTTCTTATACAAGCTATCGTAATAGTAGAGATTGTATTGGTTAGGGTCGCCCTGCTTTGCTATCCAATACTCGATATGCGTTGAATGAGGGTCAGCGTTCAGTTCTTCAAGCGTTCCATTGAAAGGCTCAATGAATGTATTGCACTGATACACTACATTATAAGCAGTGATATACGACTCTACAAGTTGCTCTGCACGCTGACGGGTTTCATTGTCTGCTGTTGCCTTATCATCCGCAGGGAGGTCAGCATAGTCCAAATCCCAGCAATTTTCCCAAGAGGTTTCTGATACTTGGTACTGAAATGCTTCCTCCTCCGTGTTGTAGCGTATTCTTCGCTTGTCCCAAGGCACTTGATACAAGGTAAGGCGTGGCGAGTTGTCAGAGCCTTCTATTGACAGGAGGTCGGGGAACAAATCCTTGTCATAACCAAATGTGGCAGCATCGCCCTTGTCTGGTCCGACAGTGAACAGACCGACAAACTTATACGTTACAGTACCGTCTTCTGCCGTCTGTTTCTCGAAACCAACGAAAGTCTCTTGATAGATTGATACTCGTGCTTTGCTATTCTGCTCGACGCCTTCATTTGTTAATCCAACCGCTTTCCATAGGTCGGTAAAGGAGTTCACAGAACCCATCTTGTGAAACTGCATAGAAGACGCGATATTCTTCTTTCCTGTCAGCTTGGAAATCTTCGGAAGATTCTTGAACAGTTCAAACTTCTTCTGTTCTGTCAGTCCGTCCTCATATACGATGGTCGTGTCCTTAGCTACCTTCGCTTTCCAGTTCCATAGGTAATAGAGCATAGAGGATGTACCCTGACCTTGCAGTTGAAGATTGGTAATTGTCAAGCGGTTAAGATTCGTATTACTGTCTTTCGGATAAATCTCAAGTGTACCCTTTGGACGATAAGACTTACCATATTCATAAGCCGGCAATGGCTTGTCAAATGTAAAGACATTCACCTTGCCACGCACCTTGTCAAAATCTACCGTAGTACCGAGCGTATCGTAGATGTCATTATCTAATTTCTCAGCACTCTTCTCTCCAACTGTAGAAAGTGCATTGATATAATCTTGATGCACGTTTGCAGCGTCCATTGCACTGTCGTATATACGAATGGAATAGAGGTCAACATCCGCTTTCTCTGAGCCAATAACTATGTCACCACCTGAGCCTATCTGCATAGAGTCTGTCAAGAGGTAAGCGAACTTACGAGCTTCTACACCGTCAATGTAGAGGTAGACGAGGTTCAAGTAGTACGTGTTGCCATTCAAGACGTAAGTGTACTTTTTAGGAGAAATTACGAGTGCCAGGCGAATGCGCACACCATCATCAGTACTCATCGCCTGTACGTCAGCGTTACGCTCGCTACGAGTTGCAAACATAATAGAAGAAGGTTTCACTTTAAGACCGATATAACCCTTCTGATAAGGCATAGCAATAGAGATACACTCTGCATCGTAATCAGAGGTGTTGTTAATCTGATAGTCTATCTCAATGGTCTTACCACTTTGTGCTGCCTCCTTCTCAAAAGGCTTGTAATCGATAGTAAGGCGAGAACCTGCGAGCAAGCGCAATGTGCGTGCACCTTCATCATCCGTCACCCAGCCGTCACGTGAGAAGGCTACGTTCTGCCACTCCGCACCGATATGCTCGGTATTGATAAGATTGCGGAGGACATTGCGATCGGTGTCGGTGTTGTTTCTGTTCTTCGCATTGAGATAGAACACCGCTCCTGCTGTTGCAGAGTAACCTTGTGAGTTATCCACAGGGAATGGAATTGCATCACGCAAACGCACCTCGTCTGTTGGGTGAGTTCTGAATCCGATTAACGCTGTAAAATCAGAGTTGTCGATTGTCTCAACCTCAAGCGATAAGGTGTATTGCATCTTGGTTTGCGTCAGCGTGTTTTCAGACACATTCTCTTGCAGCACCTCATTATCTTTCTTCATCAAGATTGAGAGCGGTGTTGTGACTGCCTTGCCGTCATAAACAGCGTACTCCAACACCTTGTTCTCGTACCAGTTAAGCAGCTTCTCCGCCTTATTGTTTACCACCACCATCTTCACAGCTTCGTTATTAGCCACTGCCATAAAGTCATAGCCTACTGGAGTTGTCTGTACGGTATTGTCTTCATTCGATAGCCAAGCAGACAGGTGGAAAAGACCTGTCTTATTCGTAAAAGGTACGGTGTAAGCGACAGGTGAAGACGTGTATGTGGCAGTACCGAACTGACGCTCATACGTCTGCTCGTAGCCTTCACCTGTAATCTTGACATGAAGTGTCTTAGAGATATTACCACTAATATAGCAAGGTAAAACGATATCTCCTTGGTATGCTTTCCACCAATTGAACTCTGAAATAGAAAGGAAGAGGGCTGACAGTGTAATCGAATACACTAACGCAGGGGAGGTCTGACCAGTCACCTCACCTGTAATCTTCACCATGATATTGTTCTGTCCGCTCTCGAGGAACTTGAAGACATCAACCGTGGTAATGGTATTAGACTGACAGCGACCACGTGCCTTACTTACGAAAGTACCATCGCCAGCCTTAGCGAATATCTCATACGTTCCCCACTCGCCTGTGTCGACAAAATCGCTCTGTCCGACGTCCTTAGTGCGAGAGACGAACATAAACTTAATACTACATTCGCCGGCTGATTTAGAAGCCGATAATGTTGTCGATGGCGACTGATTGACAGCACGTAAGAAATATAGAATAGATTGCTGTTGTCCGCCCCCTTGCCCAATAGGGAGTTCAGATAACTTCATTGCCACCCACTGATCACCATTCCATACGAGTACACACGTATCAGAGGTGAGTTCGTCAACCTCAGTATTTACGTTGGAGAGCTGTCCGAGCGAGGGGCGGTTCTTTGACACGACCTTCTTCACACGCTCCTCCTCCGTGTTCTGCGCATCAACGAGTTCATTGACCTTCTCGGGTAACTTGTTAAACTCATCAGCGGTCAGTCGTCCGCCTGTCTGTTTATGTTCTAAGTAGAGTTTTTCTATTGACATATTATGATAGCTTGAATGGGAATGTATAAGTAAAACCGTTGTTGCCTTCTATATCAACTCCATGTGCAAGAGATAGAGCGTGACAGATGATATCTTGAAGTAGTTTAGGGTGAGAGGAAGAATAACTCTCACCCGTATTATCTTCGATGCCACGAATAGAAGCTTGTGCGAAGCGGTTATCTTTCGTACGGCTCTCTGTTATATAGACCTTGATGTGCTTCATTCAACACGTTTAACTTATTCTGTTGAAAATCTTGAGAAGGAAGCCTTTTATACTTGGCTTAAATTTTAGTCCAAAGACAACAATAGACAACACCAGCAGGCCCATTATAATTTGCCACCATCTGAATGGCTCGGCAATCTGTACCTGCTCAACGTGCTTATCTTTATGTCGTTTGTTTTCAGAGAAGTTGACTTTCGTATTAGTCTGCTTGTTAGCAGCACTATCCTTTTTCTCTGACAGCCCTCTTTTTTCGTTTCTGCGGCTTTCAATTCGCTCTTTAATCGATTTCAAACCACGATTAATTATAATACTGCCGTCGGCTTTATATTCAACCATTGGCACTTTGCTCCCGACATTTGTGTCGGTAGCAAAACTATCCTCCAGGCAAGGAACTTCAAAAACAAACTCACGTATGACACTTGTTAGTTCATCTATGTTAGTTGTGTCGATAAGCGACACATGCTTTTCGTTTCGCTCTGTTGTCACCTGCTCACTATTATACGTTTGCTTGACGCTTTCAATAGCGACCGACTTCTTAGTCCGACAGCCAACGCACATCGTTATAATGGCGAAAATTAACAGTTTACACGATGTATTTATAACTCTATTCATACCTCTTTAGATTTAGGTGAGGGAGGAAAGCTCCCTCACTTTGTTACACTTTAAGTTTGAAACACTGCCTTCTCTGTCGTCCGTCGCTATTCTTGTAGGCAACATGTACCCATCGAGAAGTCTTACTTCTTTCCACGATAATTTGGTCATAAGAGTATCCTTTCTTAGAGAACTCATTAGCCATGAAGCGTTCAAACTCAGTCTGCTTACCATTGACAGGTTGCAAGTCTGCTGCATAGCCCTCGACGTGTGCGGAGGTCTTCACACCGCCTACAGCCTTATTCAATTCTGGTGAGCGGTAGCCACTTGTTACACGGATAGCAGGGTTCTCGAGTTTGTGAGCCTCGCAATACTTACCCCATTCTACACGAATACTCTCTAAAAGAGTAATCGTTTCTGTAAGGTGAACCTTCACAATAGAAGGAGGGTTATTGTTTATCTTGAGTTGTTCAGCAGTGCAGGATTGTACCAGCTCCGCTATTGAGAAATTTGCCATAACTAATCAAACTTTGGTTTATCATCATCTACATTAACGTGCGAACTCTTAAGATACTCACTAAGGAACGGCACTTTGTCTATCGCTTTCAGTGTCAGAACGTAATATACAAAGCCGGCTACTTTCCACATGGTAGTATCCTCAATGAGCATCATCCTCCAATTTCGGACAATGTTTGTCGAGTAAAACCAGATAGCCACACCGCACAATGCCTTTACAACTCCGAGTGTCTCTTCTCCAGCGTGGAGGAAATAGCCTGTAATGAAGATAGAAGCTGACATTACGAAGAATAAACAACAATGATAGAAGAACACCATTGACTTTTTCAAATTCCACTCCTCGCCATGTTTCAGTCCTGCAACTAATCCGAAGATATAGTTGACACCGAACACAATCAACATAGCATACATAAAGTCCCGTATGGGAAAGAATAAGCTCAGCATTCCGCTGATGACACTACACATTACGTACTTGAATTGTTCTAAATAGTTCATAGCAGACACATTAAGACTCCGACAACTGAACCCACCAACCCAGCAGCTATATCCTTAAAGTCGAACTGCTCCTGGCGGATGTAATAATCAACACACTCTTTTGCTACCATTAGCAGCAACACGCCAACAATAGCTGGATATGCCCACGCTTCAACGTGTGCAAACAACTTACCAAGCATAAATGCTAAGATAAGACCTACAAGTAAATGCAGATACTTGTCGCTACCAATGCCTGCGAGTTTCTCAAAAAACCTGTAAATACAATCTAATACTTTTTTCATCTTCTATTATTTTAAAGTAAAAAATCAAAATAAACCAATTATATAAATCTATTGTTTGTGCTCCATACATAGGCATTATAACTATTTCCGTCATAAGAAAGAAGAAGAGTGACCGCATCCCCCTGACCCATAGCTATTACTTTAACATTATTCATATCATTGTTGTACATCTGTGGGAAAGAATAAGAATTCATCCAATAGTCTCTAAACTCAGTACCACTGTTATGTATAGTCGTAACAGCAGTTCCAGCTGAACTTATAGTCGTATTCTTTATTCTGCCATCTGCTTGTAAAGTCAAGGTAGACTTTGTTCCATCTTGATTTGTAATTTGCCTACCGCCAGCTGTTTCTTCTGCCTTTACAACACGGAAGACATCTTTATTTCGACCGTAAAGAACATCTCCACTTGTAGTACCGCCAACCTGAATTATGTGGATAAAGACTGCAAAAGAATCATTCGCACCAGCATCGATAGAATTTCTTAATGTAGAGAGGCGTGGCAGGTATAATCCTGACCTTCCAAAAGAGTTCTCAAATAGAACCTTTGCGCCTTTGTTGTAATCGATTTCCGTTACACTTCCTTCCGTAAGGGTTATCTTCTGAGCGAGGTAACCTTCCATGTTACCTCGAACTGAGCAGTGTCCTTGTCCGACCATAGCGAAGTTATATTCTGCATTGTTAGCAGATAAAATCATCGCATAATTGCTACCAAGCCCCCATTGGTCTGTTTTGTCGTTGTTTTCAAAACGTGCTACAGCTCTTGCTCCACTGCTTGCAGGAAGCACATTACCTCCGATTCCAGCGAAGGTTGAGTGCGGATCATTTCTAAAAATTACATAGGCATCATTTGTGAATTTACCCTTTTCATTTTCATTTATAAGCCCGTCTCCTGCAATGCGAAAACCAGCAATTCTTCCTTCTGTCGCATTGATAGAACCCGTAACGGTTACATTCGTAAATGTAGCTCCTTCAGCATCGATAGTCTGAGCCTTGATACCTTTAGCGACTATAGCCTTTGCATCAATAAAATTGGCATTCAGCTTTCCCCCTTCGGTGAAGAAAGGAACTTCTCCCGTTGTTGTTATTACCTTGAAACGGTCTGCCACGATGTCAAAGGTGCTATTCTCGCCATCCAAGTGCATACCTACTTTTTCAAGTCCTGTTCGCAAGTCTCTCACGACAGCTGAGATTGATTTGCCACCAACATTAAACTCAGCCTCGAACTGTTTAGTAGTATAGTGTTGCGCAGACTGCCAATCTTCAATATTAAACTCTTCACCCTTTTTCTTTGACTGAATGCAGACGAGCAAGTCGTTGTGGTACTCATCACCAAACTTTGCATTGGTCCACTGGTCGCCTGCATCGTATGGAGGTTCTGGTACGGCTTGCACAAAAACTCTACGCTTTCCATCTGCCGTATCTTGTGCGTGCTTCGCTGCTTCAAGCGACTTCAATACGTCTGCATCCGTTATTTCCTTCCAAGCGAAAGACCCATCTTGATTTTTCTCGAATGAGTATGAGCGACCTCCACCAGTCTCAGCATAACTTCTATTATAATAGAGGTCGTGCAAGTGCATTTCTTTCGTTTCGTCATCCGTCCATTCATTGGCAGGCTCATTCGTTAAAGTAGGAATGGCGTTGCCAAAACAAATCAAAAATTGGTGGTCTGTTTGCTCTTTCACCGAGTCAATACGACTCTGCATTGACGACAGATAATCCTGTAAGCGGATATATTCGCCTTGGCGTGACGGGTTCTCGACACGTATCTCGAAGTTCTGCTTATCGAATAAGAAGATAGGATGAGGAAGGATAAAGGAATTGATACCCTTTATAATTTTAAAGTAAGGCGCACCCTCGCCAGCTGCTGATTGTATGATAGCACTCTGTCTTTCTTCATCAGTGAGGTGACCTAATTGCACAACCTCGTCACCCACTTGCGGAGTATCGCTACCACTTGCGTAGTCATCTACATTCGTATTGTCAGCGATATCGACATAATCAGTACCAACAGCAATGACACGCCTATGCCAGTAGTGATTAGACAGCTGTCCTCCAGCATCTATCAAGTTGAATGTCTCGCACAGAGCAAGGTCATCTACTCGCATAGAGTTATAGATTCTGCGTCCATCAGCATCTTCTTGACGGAAGTAACATCGCCACGCTCTGACTATTCTTTCAATCTTAGAGATGACAAATCCACCAGCAGAGTTCACTACCTTACCCTTGATTTGAGAGGTCTTCATAATCTCAACCTCTTCTGCGGTGAGCTTACGATACACGTGCAGATACTCTGCATCAAGATGCCAGTTACCTTCTTCATCCTGATAGATGGATATACCAGACTCACCACGCACCGACTTACCAAACACGATACCCTTCATGAAAGTAGTCAGTGAGTTAACGATGGTATCTTGATCGGTTCGAACGATTTTCTCCCAATCGACACTCTTAGGGTCAAGCGAGCGAGCAGACTTAGCTTCATCTGCAAGTCCAGCTTGTATCTTCTGCGCATCCAAGGTGAGGTAACCACCAATGCGGTCGAGCGCACGCAGTACTGACATGTTGTCATGATGATGACCAAACGCACCATCACCCTTGTAAGCAGCGGTGACCTCACGAGAGAACCACTCAAGGATAGCTTCTGCTGTTGTGATGTTCCACTTATCAGAGTAAGGACTCTGAACAGGGAATAAAGCCCCACTGCTCAGCGGTAGTCGCTCAAGCTCAACTAAGCGTGGGGCGATGGTAAAAGACCCTACATCTGGTATCTTGATATCCAACATTGCAGGCGCAGCGTCCTCTGACCTGGTAATATTCAGGTAGGGACGTGCATCTGCGTACTTATAGGTAAATGTATAAGATGAAGGGAGGTCTTTTGTCTGCCAACTGACGTCGCTCTCTGTCACCACAATGCGACGTACATAGTTACCCGTGTAGAGGAACTTACCCAAGGAAGGGAAGAAGTCGAGCAACCACTTACGCTCTTCCTTAGAGAGGAAGCCTGTGTTCTTCTTGTATTCTCTGATCGTGTCAACACGATACTCTTCTGAGTCGTTCTCAATCTCAGCTACATTGTGCGTATGTTTCGCTGTGTTCTCTGCATCGCCATACGCACGGAAGGTGTCGAGACCACCGAGTGAGTTTTCAAAGAGTACCCACTGTTCTTCTTCGCTACGAATATCTGAAGCATAGTATCTCTGAATGTAGGTGAGTCGAGTACCAGCAGCGTCTTCTATCCATACATCATAATAGCTTGGCATCTTGCCTAACTTACCAGCGATGACTCCATATTGCATCGGCATCGTCCACACCTTACCGTGAGAGAGGTTGCCGAGTTCGATGTCTGTCTGAACATAGCTACCGTTCTCTTCTATATACGCACGACACTTTGCAACACAGTCCTCAACAGCGTAGTAGCTAAGGAACTCTGGCGTGTAATATGTAACAGGCTTGACGGTGGGCTGCCACGTCAGGAAGTTACGCTTCAACCAGCTTGAAGCGGTGTCAGCAAAGTTGTCGATACCTGCACGGAGTACCGTGAATTGCCACGACTCTTGTGCAGCTGTCTTATCTTCGATGAGATTAACAAGGAACTCACGAGCAATATTCGGTTGACGATAAATTGTAGTCGACTCCTGGAGTTGAACTGACAGCAGCGGAGTGACGATGTTCTCCAAGTCTATCTCTATGCGCTTAGCCTTGTTAGGTGTATAAGTGTGCTGCACAATGATTTCATTCGAGTCTGCATACTTCAGAATGAATGTAACCTCTTGCGTGCTTGATATGATAAAGTGATTCATTGAGCCCGTTAGGCTGAGAGAATCAGGTTTAAGAATAATATCCATGTGCGAATTGTTTAACACAAAATTACCATATATATAGGAAATGATAAAGGACAGGTTTTAACCGACATAATTAAAGAGGTACGCACTCCAACCACACCTCTGTCCGAGTGTATTCGTACTCTCCGTGTCTGAACCAGCCACCTTTTCGTGTTATTCGCTCAGTATATGAACGCTGCTTACCATATTGCACACCAACATACTTAGCTGAAGGTAGAGGAGGGTAGACCGTCACGAAGGTCTTGTTTCGTTCTCGATCAGCAGCCTTGTATTCTTCCCAGCTGACAGATGTTCGTTTCTCTTTGCCCACCCACTTATACTTCACATCCATAGCCTTGAGTTGCTCGTTGATAGTAGGAGCAGTAATGGTAGGCTGCATTAGCGACACCGTGTAGAGTTCTGATTCTACTGGCTCATTCTTTCCTCCAAGTGTGAACTTGAGTTTATTGAAAAAGAAAGGCACGCCACGAATAACAACTTTAGCATAAGAAGATAGGTTCTGTTTCTGCGACTGAGAGAGCAGCAGCTTCACCTTCATATCATGAAGTGAATTGCGCAGCAGCAGGTCGTATTCACGGTAGAACTTTTCGAAGATGCCTTGTGGACCATTGTAATGCAAAGCGTAATCGAAGATGCGAGGATGTGAAGGTGCATTCACATCGTAAGCAGAGATAGTTCCTGCTGGACGACCGTCTGAAAGATAACTGAAGGCGAGTATCGTCTTTTGTTTATTGGCAGACTCCGAAGTAGTCTCCTTTGGTTCTGTTGCAACAACCATCTTCGAATTGAGCGACATGTATGAACCTACGTAGAGGAACTTACCCATATCATAGGTGAAGTCTTCCTCCTTGATAGTTGCCTTATAACTAAGCATTCGTAACTCTGGTATGAGTTCAGGAACCTTTATCTCTTTTGCTTCGAGTGTTTCGCCAGTGTTGTAGTCTTGCGAAGCTTCGCCAATCTTCACCGTCACTTGGAAGTCACCAGACCATCCTGTCTTATAGATAGCCCCATCGACAGGGTCGAAGTAAGCGTTCGGGTTCGCCTTGACTAAGCTGTCTATATCGTCGTAGGAATCTGAGATTTCAGAATCCACCTTCTCCTCTGCTGAGAGTGTAACACGTTTATAGTCATTCTCTGACTTATAAGAGAGTGTAGGTTCTTGGGTTACGCAATGGGTAAGGTCGGTGTTCGGAGCTTCGTTCAGCGCATCACGCAAGAAGATGATATCTGCAATGTGCTTACCTTCATCAGAGGTGAACTCACAGCAGAACTTCTTACGAAAGACAGAGATAAAATCTGCACAAGTAATATCAGGTACAAGGTCAGCGACCTTTATCTTTCCATTCACTAAGACGTCCATAACGTTGTTTACGACTACCATCTTATCGAATGGTTCTGTACGAGTAAAGAAGTTCTCTTGCAGATCATACCCAAAGTAAGCGAATACACGCTTCAGAAGATAGTTCGCACGAATGAATGGCGACATATAATATCCTGGTGCGAGCGTGATAGGTACGTCATTGACATACTCTGTGCGCTGTACTGCATTATAGAAGTCACAGCCTTCACCGCTCATATCGGGGTGAAACGATGTAGCTGAAGGTACCTCTGGAAGGAAGTCGTAGATCTTGTCGTATCTCAACACCTTTTCCTTACCAAACCCATTTAACACCTTATAATTAAGACCTTCCTTTTGTCCAGAATCATCCGTGAAAAGCACTGGAAAGATGCCGTAATGCTCATTAGAGTTATTGCGAAGATTACGACAAAAATTAATCCCTTCTTCTACAGTGTTCACTCCTGGTATGAATTCGCCTTTGAAAATATCCTTCAGCTTTACCTTCTGAATCCTTGAATAGAAGGAGCCATCGTTAATGTAGAAGGAGGTTGATATTCCACCCTTGTATTGAGCAGACAGCACCACCTGCCTACATTGAGCGAAGTACTCACCATCTTGTATCGCGACATCTGTAGCGGTCATCTTCACACGTCGACCGAACGAATCAGGGAAACCGAGTATCCTGCGGTTACGTTCTGACGAAGGCAGTTCGAGTGGTGTCGTCTGTTCTCCGTAATCATTGAAGAATGGATTGGTTCTCTCTACTTGTATCTGTGTATCGGGCTTGAGGTTGTAGTCTTCGCCCTTCTCTATGTTAGTTATCTTCATTACTATGTAAGGTGTTAAGTCTATTTACTTCCGAATCTGCGAGCCTTGTCTTGCAGCTGTTGCTTCTGTTCAATCTCATTAAGAGAGACTGATGCAGGGATGCCGTCAACAGACAATCGATCAAGCACATCAGTTAATCGCTCGATGAGTGTATCCTTGTAGGAGTCTTTAACCACACCACGCACGTCATTAACTGTTGGCGTGACGTATCCACCAGAGGCACGACCTTGCGCCTGCTGAACAAGAAACTTATTCATATCGAGTGTGCGAATGGTTCCTGCACGCTGCGCACGGTCGATGATATCAATGAATGGAGCAACGGTAGGATTCTCGACGGCTGCATTCGACGCTACCCACTCTTTGCTATGACCATACCCACCTTCTCCGACGAGGACGGTTGGTTTGTCGATAAATCCACGTCTGTCAGGGTCGTAATCAGCACGGAACATTTTACCATCTTGCCTACGCTCGACATCGATACTACCTCCAGACTCAAGACCAGTAGCAACACGTGCGCCTGAAGCAGAGGCGGAGCCACCTGCACCATTGAGCGACATACGTTTAACACGCTGACGCTCCGCATTAGCTGCTGAGAGTTGTGCAACACCAGTCACACCCATCAAGGCAGCAGCGATAGAACCTGCGATTGGTCCAAGGTCTGCATAAGCCTTCATGATAGAGGTTGCAGTGTCAGCTATAATCTGAGAGGCTTTTATTGCGAAATTAACATCAGCATACTTCTTCTGTATCTTCAGTTTCTCATCCGCTTTTTTCTTTTCAAGTTCCGTAGTATCTTTGCCAGCCTTTTTCGCAGCTTCAATCTCCGCATCATACTTCGCATCAACGTTCGCTTCCTCTGCTTGCTGTAGTGCCTGAACAGCTCCACTGGAGAGGTTAGAGTAAAAATCGAATGCCTCCTTCATTTTGGCAATCTTCATATTCTTCACTGCCTCTTCATATTCTTCTTCAGATATCTCTTTATTCTGAAGGTGCATCTTTAACTGATCCAACTCTGCATTATAGAGTTCCTGTTGTGAAGCAAGACCATACTGCTGACGTATCTGAAGGCGGTGTTCTTCTGCCTGCTGATTAAGAAGAGTAAGAGCCTGTTGACGCTCCTGTTCATTAAGCAGAGTATCACTCTCTATCTTTTTGCGACGTGCGGCATACTGGTCCTCGAAAGTATCAAGCCCATATTCCTGCCGAGCCTGCGCTTTACGCTCCTCAAGTTCTTTTACCTTTGCAAGCTCTTTATCCGCATACTCTTTGAGAATATTCTGCCGTGCAGTTTGATAAGCTGTTTCTACATTATTAGTATCCTCTCCATTTTGTTTAGCCAACTGGAGAGCTGCTTGATAATATCCGTTCAGAAAGTCAAGTTTTACATCTCGTTCTTCCTGCAGAGTCTGCGTTTGCTTCACTGCCCCTTGCTCGGCTATCTTATTCATTAATTCCTGATACTTCTCTTCTGCAGCGATACGGCTCTCGGCTAATCCCTGTTCAGCTTGCGTAACATTCTTCTCTTGTGAGCTAACAAGTTCTTTCTTTTTAGCAGCATCCTTGAAACCAAGGCTTTGTGATTTATCGTAGTAGTTCTTTTCAATCAGAAGCAGATTTGAAGCATGCTGCGTTTTTAAAGCAGAAACCGTAATATCATACTGTTCCTGCGAAATCTTCTTCTGAGTAAGCATCATATTGAGGTTATTTAAATCTTTTTGATAAGCTGTATTTGCATTGTCCACCTCATTCCTTCTTGCAGACGAGAAGTTTTTCTTCGTTATCTCATCAGGATCTTTACCTTTTTTTACTTTTTTCTTCTTCTTTGTTGGTTTACTGTATTCCAGTTGCTCCTTCCTTGCTTCAAGATTGGCAATCTGCGCATCAATAGCTTTTAGCTCTTTCGTGTCACCTACTTTTATAGTTAATCGTTTTGCTTTCAAGGCTTCAATCTTTGCAGAAATAGTATCTAATTCTGCACCAACAGAACCAATAGGGGAACCGCCTTGAGGTTTTCCACCTGATTTAAACTTTTGATTGATGCCTCCATTCTGCTCAATAACTTTTTGTAGGCGGTCGTTTTGAGCAGTATACTGCTGCACTTTATCTTGAGCCACTTTCTTTCTCGCTCCGAACATATCGCCCCATTCTTGGTCTTTCATAATAGGGATAGCTTTATCTTTACTTATCTCTCGGAGGACCTTTCCGTTTTTGTCGACAACTACATAATATTCATTAGTCATAGCAGAGCCAGGAGTAGCACCTTCAAACACTTGCGTCCTCTTCTGCACACGTTCTCCAGCTGTTGTGTTTAGACCTCTACGTTGTGCGGCATTGCTAACATTACGCCCCTTTTGGCTTGAGTCTGAAACGGTGTCTTGGGCATCAAGAATCTTTTTCTCATTATCTTTCATCTTCTCATAGGCAGCTTCTGCACGAGCAGCACGACGGAGATTTTGGATATAGATATCTATAGCTTTAGTATTTTCGTTAAAAAGCCTACCTTCTCTTGATATCGTAGCATGGTAACCAGGAACAATAGCCTGCATATCTTGAATGGCCTTTTTTCGCTGATTATATGACTTAGAGGTATCATGTATTGTTTTTTGCAGTAACTTTATCTTTGTAATTTCTTCTGCTGTAGAATCATTGACAGATTTCTGAATCTCTTTATTCTGTTTCTTTATTGCAGCTGCGGTGCGTGCATGTTCTAAATTGAAATTCACCATAGCTACTTTCACCTTATCCACGCTACGCATGTATGAGTAGAGAGCAACTCCTGCTGCAACTATTGCAGTAACAAGAAGAAGGATAACATTTGCTTTACAACTTAGATTGAAAAGGCGCATCTGAGCTGTAGCACGGATAGTATTACCTCGCATGACATTAATAGCAGCTGCTACAAGTAAATAAACACCTTTAAGGGTTGTTACGGCAGACGTCCATCCTGCTATAGCAACCTTTGCAACTGCTGTTTGTGCTATCCAAGTCCTGAAAGCAGTATTAAGAACCGTCATACTGATAGTGAGGCTTGTAATAGCTAAGCCAAGTGCAGCTGATGCTTTACGATGATTCATAAGCCAGACAATGCACTCCATGATACTAATCTTCATCGAGCCAAATGTATCTACGGCTTTCTCCTTAAGAGGGAGTAAGGCTTCTCCTAATTGTAACTGTTTGTTTTGAAGTTCAGTAGTTTTTTGAGCAGCGCGATCAGCAGCAGAGATGTAAGTTTCTCCTGCTGATGCAAGATTCTTCTCGACGATGGAGGCAACTCCTTTCATAAAGTCTCCAGTCTCTTTTGTCTTTTCAGAAATTTCAGCAGCCGAGAGTCCGAGGTTATCAAGAATCATAGGAGATTTACGACCAAGACCTGTTACGATAGAGTCAACCATATAATCGAGAGACTGTCCCGTCTGTTGCGCTTTAAGCTGTGCGAAAGACAGGTATTTACCAAGGTCTTCGAGAGGGATGTGAAAGTCTTTAGCTTTCACGGCAGCTTTCATAAGTTCTATGTCACTGACAGTTCCCTTCGTAGCTTTTCGAAGATTGTCAAGCAATCCTGGTTGGTCAAGTCTGCGGAAGGCGTGAATAACACCATCAGCAGACTCAGCCATACCGATACCTTCAGCAGCAAATTCTTTTACCTTTTGGAGAGCCTTTCCTACCAGTTCTCCAAAACGGACAAATAATTCACCACGGAAGAAAGACATGGCTTGTGGGTTGGCGTATTTTTCAACAAGACTTTTTGAGGCATTGGAAAGCTCGCCCATACGATCCCTAACATCAGAGAGTCGGCTGGAGAGCTTTTTCCAATCTTCTGGATTAATAGTTTTAGACGTATTGTCAAGCTGTCGTTGAAGACTACGTGCTTGTTGACGTAGTTGTGCCATAGTGAGAGCATTAAGGTCAAGTGCTTTCGTCTCAGCAGCGATTTGCTGTTTAAGGTTTCGAATCTGCGTAGCATTCCTGCCATACTCCTCACGTCGTTGTTTCCACGAATCAGTATTCTTTTTCCCTGCAAGTTCGAGAGATTCCATTTGACGTTGGAGTGACTTATTGCGCTCTCCAAGGTTATCAATTTCCTTAGAGAACTTACGAATATTCTGCTGTGCCTTGTCTGCCTTAGCATTTACAACGAGTGTCACTTCGTCTTCAGATAAATGTTTTGCCATAAATAAAATTGTCTGTTATTACCTTTTGTAAACAAAGGTAATAACAGACAATAAAGCAGGAAAGGACAAAACAGTTTGTCTATCTGCTGAAAGCAAAGAGAAAAACGGGGATTCCTACGAGGGGTGTAAAGAGTATGCAGCAACCAATGTAAATAAGGCAAGCTCTCCAGCACCAATCGTCAGCCTTTATAAAGAAGGGCATTGTTATTAGCGTTATGATTATTTCGAGAAATATCCACATAGTTTTTGTTTTTAGCTCCTGCGACAAAGATAGGCAATATCCTTGAAACGCACAAGTGATAGTCTGATTATTTACTTTCTATTGCATGGGACAATTGATTATGTAGAGAGTTGCGAACCTCGTCGGTAAGCCCATAGCGTAGTTCTGGGAATATGTGCTTATAAAGGATAGGCCAGACAAGTTTATTATAAAGATTAGACTGTCCTTGTGCTCTTTTCCCTTTAGGTTTTCGATATTGAATATCAAGAAAACGAAGGTGTAAAGGTATAAACAAACGTAATTCATACGAACCATCAGAGATTTGCTTTGAAGAAGCTCCGCTTTGAGCAAAGCGTTGAAGTTCGCCTGAACGTACCTGAAAGACTGAAACGGCTGGTCTCCATGCTGCATAGAGACGATTGACTGCATCTGTCATTGTGTTATGAACGAATTTCTTTCGTATAAGGCTTTCTGTAATCATAAAGCAAAGATAGTTGATTTATAAAAGAGATTAAAGGACGAGGAACAGCACGCTTCACAACGCACTGCCCTCTACGAATTTAATAGAACAAACATTATATTTCACGGAACATCCATTTGAATTCTAAACCTTGCGCACCAGGACGATTGCAGAACTTATATCCTGCATCGAGAAGAGCTGTGGTTATTTGCTCTGCACACACCTTAGCAGAAGGGTCTAAATTGCGAATAGCATCTACTACCTCTGGGGTAGAGAAAAAGTGCGTAGTTTCAGCTGGTGTCGAAGCTGGACGGTAAGTTGAAGACAAAGCTGCCACGTAGATACTGATATCAGTTATAGGCTGCTCGTCGTTTTCTTTCTTTGTTGTCATTGTCTTAAGGTTTTATTGTTTTTGATTATCGGCTTCTCCGTGAGGCTCAGCCGAGGTGAGGAATGCGTTGAGATCCCTACGCAGTGAGCGTAGGGTGTCGAGGAATGTGAGAACGGTGTCAGACTTTATATTGCCAGCATCCCTCCATTGATCAATAAGAAAACCCTCGATGGCTTCTAAGCGTTCTGTGCGCTCAGAGATATAACCAGGGTCGAGCATTGCTCGAAGGGTCTCAGTTGTTTGTTCGTCGAGATTAACGATAGACGCTTTCATTTTGTATTTCATTTTAAATCAATTATTTTCTTTACTTCTGACAGAGTTTTATAAGAGCTCTTAAGATTATTCACTCGCTCTTCCCATCTATCCATAGCTGTTTGTTGACGAGAAGATGCTTCGCCTGCCTCATGAACACCTCTATAATATTCGAGATAAGATATCGCCTTAGTGAGTTGACGCTTAACATTATCTCTTAATGACTTTATCAAACCTGGTGTTGAACAGAAGTCGTCCAACGGTATGAACAAGCCTTTTTCAGCATGGTAGTCATAAACAGCAGGGTCGGTTATGATTTTCATTTTGCACCCCCTTTCTGAACACTATTTTTTATATCTTCAGGCAAAGAATAATATTCGTCGCCATCGTCTGGTACTGACTGAATAGCACTCTGAGAAGAATCGAAACCAAACATACCACGTACTGGTGTGAAATAGATGCGCAATATACACCTCCTCATAATGTTGTTTCTATGAACAGAAATAACTCCGAGAGGACCTTCGCTAACTTTGAAAAGGAATCTTTCTTCAGCCTTTGGTATAGCACAAAATTTTTCCTCCAGTTCTTCAACAACCTTGTTGAATGCTTTTTTGTCCGCTACAAGAACTCCTTGGTGTTTCTTCATACAGTCAGCAAGCGGTGCAAGCTCTTTTGGGATTGAAAAATCTATAAGACAATAATCAAAGAATATCATTTCTCACCTCCTTTCTCTGCCACTTCATTAAGGTTCTTACAGAGGTTCTCGCTGAAACCTTCCAAAGAAAGCACTTCTTTATATTGAAGACGTATAACGGCTTCTGAGAATTCGTGAACAGTAATGATATAGATATAGCCTTTATCAACTTCGAGTTTATATCTTCCCTTTGCCTTTGGAATAGAATTCAGTTCTGATTTAAGTTCTGCAACAAACTTCTTTAGTGTCGGTTCATCTGCCATAAGGGCTTGGTAACGTCGCTCCATACACATGACAACAGGCTCAAGGTACTTCGGGGTAGAAGATGCCTTGAAATAATAATCAAAGAATATCATGCCTTGCCTCCTTTCTTTTCTTGTTTATTTAAAGGGCGTTGGTTACCAAAATTAAGACAGTAGATAGCATACATATCTATACTACCATTAAAGTTTACTTTTACACATGCATCGCCACTTATATACCCTACATATACGACTTCGTTTAAGCCATCCAGTGTTCCTGTTTTGCAAAGACCTGGAATTATATTTCCTGCAACATTTCTTTGCACTAATTCTACCTTTTGCCCTTCTTTCATATTTATGACAATATTTTTTGCTTCTTCGCTAAAGTAAAACGTTGCTGATCTTGCATGATGCTCATACCGCAATAAATAGGTTTGTAAACTGGTAGCAATTTCTCTGCCCTTTTCTTCCACTTCTTTCTTTGAAAATACAACTTCAAATTCTACGGTCATTTTCATCATATCGGGAAAAGCCATTTGTATTTCCATTTCAGCTGGGGTTAAGTCTTTCATTTTTTGCCTCCTTTCTTTTCTTGTTTATTTATACGGTATACTAAGTAGCCTGCACAAATAGTTGAGACCACTGATGTAATAGGCTGCTGCTCGATGGCGACAGCTGCTACTATCACGCACAAAGATACAAGGTTAACTCGAATTACTAAACGACGGGTAACTGAGAACTCGCAGATACGGCTGTAGAACTCGCTTTTAGCGTCGAGCCAAAGATTAAGAGACTTGATTTTGCGCTGTATCGTAGCACGTACGTCGATAGGCTGCTGTTGCTTTGCAGAACTCTCGAATTCGATTACTTGTTGCATAATACGCATTGTTTTGACTGTTACCTGAATCCGTCAGGTACGGATACAGAAAAAGCGGATGCTCTTCCTGTTCGTCAAAACAATGCGATTTCGCCACAAGGGTAAATTCACTGGAAGGCATCCGCCATATCTTCGTTGCAGTAAGGCTGCAATATGGGCATAAAAATAAGCCCAACGAAGTTTAATAAGTTCGGGGCTTGAAATTTCTTCTCACCCTTATTAGCGAGTCTCCTCGCATTGTTTTGACGGTTACAAAGGTAAATAGTATTTTTGTAACCGCCAAATAAAAACGCAAATATTTTTTGCGTCACGCAAAAATTAAAAGCTGACATCATCAGTCCATGTTCCGTGCAGGTCTTCATCTAAGTCTGTAGCTCCAACACGCATCAATTGCAATCGACTCCACTCCCAATTAGAGATAGCGGTCCACTCGCCACCTTTATAATGCAGACGTAGGTCGTACTTATGTTCTTCTCCGTTAAGAGTATAATGCCCTAAAACATCGTATGCATTATCTCCGATAGAAAAGGCTTCTTCCTCAGAGAAATCAACATCGGAAGATGTGTGTAAATTGACTATTACGATTTGCCTCGCCATAGCTACCGCCTTTGTTTCCATAGGGTCTTGAAGTTTTACGTGTTCAATCGAGGATGAATCTACAGAGTCAGTATCACCATCACATGTTTTTACTACAAAGATAATGAAAAATCCCAATGATAGTATCATCAAGGTCCCTTTAACGCAGGTTTTGAAAGATGAATTCTTTTTTTTCATAAAATAGTTTTTAGTTAATATTCGTTGCAAAGATACAAAAATCGAATAACAACGCAACAAAAACGAAAAGAAAAAGCCCCTCGCATTGCGAGAGGCTAATATGCACCCATAGGCGATGAGTGACTTTTGTCTTAAGGTCAATGAGAACCTCGCCTAAATATTTTCTGCTGCACGACGGATGCGATTGGATAGGTCGATAAGTGCGCCTCGCATCTGCTCGGTCTCCTGTTGGTTGAAACCGCCTGCACCTCCGTTGCCGTCAATACCGTCCATTTTGTGGTAAAACCAAGATGAAGACTTCTGAAAGTAGGTGTTGGCAAAATCACGCCATGAAACTGACATTAAGATGTCTTGTACTTTTCTTTTCATATCAGTAACTACTACTGGGGTTGTCATAACTGTTTCCATTGTTGCTGTGTTTATAGTTTTACTTTATTGTGCCTCTCCCCCGTAAGGGAGAGGTCTTTTGTTTTATTCGTATGGCTGTCGGACCATTTTGTCGAAGAGTTCCTGTAAATCCCAAAGGAGTTGTGGATAGCCATTTGGATAAGATTTGTTATAGTTTCTCATCCTTTCGAGGAGTTCCCGTTCTTCGGGTGTGACCTCCATCATTTCTTTTTTCTGTTTCATATTCTCATTGTTTTCTTATGACAATACAAAGGTACTACAAATATTTGTAGTATGCAAATATTTACTATAAAAAATCGTAGTAAGAATGAAGATTTAACATTTAAAACATTTTCGTGACTTAACGAAATTGATAACTATTGATAGAAAGTTTATTTTTTCTCAATATTCGACATAAAAAAGCCGTAACAGTTCGGAAACCGCTACGGCTACAAAGAAACGAGCATCGTGTTTTATTTTTCAACGGTCACGAAGCCGTTGTTGATTAGGTCGGTAAGGAAGGCATCGGGGCTGTCGGTGGAAACAAGGTAGCCCTCGAGTTCCTGTAAGCGGTGAGCGAAACGCACCATATATTCTTCGTCTGTGCCTTCGCTATCGAATCGGCTGCCTGTGCGAAGCTGGTGAAGGAAGTCGGCTGGAGAGGTGGCGACGATTTTGTCGCCACCCTTCAGCCTGTAGGTTGTTAACATGCTGCTAATTTTTTAGTTCTTAATCTGAAGTATAACTTTTCGCTTTCGGTAAGGAAAGGAACGTCCTGCAAGGTGGTGTTGTTTTTCACCTTGCCTTGCGTTGCAAAGGTAATCATTTTTGCGAGAAAATGAATCCAAGCAGACATCTTTGTGAAGTTCGTTGAACCTCCGTGCTGGCGGAACTCTACCGTGCGGTGGCGTGCGTAGGCTTCAAGGTTTATCTTGTGGTAGCGGTTGTTAGCGAAAGCAGCTCTGAGGTCGCTAATGTTAGAAGCTCGGTTGATTGCTATCTCTGAAATGGTGGCAATGGTCCTACAGTAGCGGTTGTTTCGTCTGCTCTGTGGCATAAAGTGGTCGATTACATTCTCAAGGCGTTTGTAAGTTATTATAAGGTTCTTCCAAGTCTGAAGGTCGAACTCCGCAGCGTCCATGTGAACGTGAAGTCCGCAAGAGTCGTTAACCTTAGCGTTGCAAAGGTCGAGGACCCAGCAGACCTTTTCAAGTTCCTCAAGTCCTTGCTCTCCGTGGAGGATTGGGCTAACGAGTTCGAAGGTGTTGTTGCCTGAAAGGCTGCTGTCAGTAACCAACTTCCAATGGTCGTTGTGGTCGTTGTGGTTGTAACGCTCAACGTTAACTCTGATGCCTGCTGCGGTAAGTTCTCTTGCGAGGCGTTCACGTGTGCAGTTGTAAGCTTCAATCTCGATACCGAAGTTGCGGTTGAAAGTGTAGTCGAGTTGTGGAAGAACTGTTGATGCTGCTTGTGCTGCGCTCTGTGTGATTCCCTGCATCATTCGCTTGTAAACGTTCTGCACGAATCCGTAGTTTCCGTTTGCTACAAGGTCTGCAACCTGTCTGCGTGTAAGTCCAAGGCTAAGGAGCTTCTGAATCTTTGAAGTCTTTGTTCCGTTCTCGTTGAGAATGTTCTGAATTTGCTCGTTCATAATCTTTGTTTTTTGAATGTTCTTTGTTTCTAATTGTACTGCTAAGGTAACACTATAATAAGGAACACGCAAGTACTATCGCCCTTATAATCAGCGATTTAGAAGTAATTATCTAATGATAAAAAACGATACAAAAAAGGCTAACGCATCACTGCGTTAGCCCGTCATCCTAAACAATCTTCACCTAAGAGCTATTAACATTAAAGACAATTAAATATTACTAACCGCTTGCAAAGTTAAGTTATCAGACTTGTTTTGCAAAGGACCGACTTAAAAGATGTGTTCCGAGCGTGTCAGGTGCAATGCAATTGAGCATCAAGGTCCAACCAACCGAGGATAGTTCAGATGCAACAAAAGGGATTATCTCTGCCTTATCGAGTTCGCCACGAGAAATCCAATCGATATTGCCTTCTTCAGCATCGGCAATCATCCAAGCGTGAATCTTAGAGAGCAGGCGGAGCGTCTGGTCAGAGGAAAGCATATATTCAGCTGCGTCAGCACGGTTTGGCATCTTATTCGCAACGGTGATAGCAATGCGCTGGGTAATCTGATAAGAGTTGTGTCCATCCGCTGACATATTCAGTTCGCCATAGTCAACGAACAGGAACGAACCCACTAACTTATCGATAAGCTGCCTAAATTCATCGAATGACTGACCATAGACATAGTTGGCTATCTCTGGGAGTCGCGACACATTGGGAAGTTTATCAAGAGACTCTGCAAGGTCATTATAACCAGGGAAATCACTCGCACCATTGGTAAGTATAGCACGAACCCCCTCTTTTGATGGGTATTGTGCGAAATAAAGAAACTGATCTTTAATCATAATATCTTATCGATTACAGAGATAGGCAGCCCTACCTCCTCACTGATTTTTAATTTATCCCAGCCAAAACCCTTCATATCCTTAACTGCATCGATAGTCTTCTTGCGAAGCACCTTCAGATAAGTAAGTACGTTCATCTGCTCTATCTGTTTTGCATTGCCAAGCCCCTCCTTGGAAAGGTCGTAGAGCGCATCAGAAGCATCGGTGGTGATAGGCTGCTTGGGTTTATGAGCGAACTTAGACAGCAGAGAGAATGAAGTTTTACTAAACAGATAGTTGTTAAACGCTTGAAAATTAAACGATATAGCCGTAAGCGTTTCGAGTGGAAGTTTAGCGAAATCGTTAGCCAACTCGTGCGCACGCTCAGAATTGTACTCTTTCTCTGGATAATAGAGAATGGCAGCGAGCAAAGGCAACGACTCCTCACCTCGTTCGATAAGACCCTGCGCCTCGACATACTGAAGGGCAGTAAGCGAGCAGGTAAGCGTACCGAAACTCGTCTCAATTCGATAACCAGGATAAGAACGCTCGCCAATCTGAACAGAAGGAATAAGTTGCGCACAGAAACAGAGGTCGATTACGTATTGATAGTCGAGTTTGCGCAACACACGTGCAAGCGGTATGTTCAATCTGTAAGGATCAATACGACGGCATAACTCGTAAGTATCCTCATCTACACCGTCCAAGACACTATTGTTATCAGGATAGTTTATCTGAAACATAAACGTGAGCTGTTCTGAGATTGCTACGAGATTAGCAATCTGCTCCTCTGAATGGAACTTGCGTTTGCTCCAACCCATAATATCGCATAACCAGTTAATCCGAACCTCTCCAGCAGACAACTCTCCTGCTGCCATACGAAGAAAGTCGCCTACAAGGCGGATGAACTGGCGGTCATTCATTGCATCCCAACGGTTAGGAATGCGATGTATGTCGCCTTTATATACAAGTTCGATATCTTTCATTATGGCAACATTATGATATTATCATCAGGGTGATTATATGCTGAATTAGAGCAAAAGTCAGAAACAGACTCAGAGGAGAGCAGCGTATCAGCATTCGAGAGGAGTTCTTCCGCTTCACGATCGAGGCGGTCGGCAAGAGCAAAGATAGCACTGGATTCATCCTTGCCAGAGCGTGCAGCGTGACTATCATCGAAGAGGTTTCGAATCGTCGAAGGGAACTCGAGGATATCAAACCTACGGAGCGACTTTGCTATTGTCTTCTTTACCAAGGCAAGCAACAAGATAGGACGAATGCGCTCTCTATTGTCATCTGTAAGTTTCTCGAAGTAAATCGACATAACTTCATCGAGCGTTTCCTTCTGCAATGGTATAGTTCTGAAGAAGTAAAGATAAGATGCATCGATAGGATAGATTGAATCCATCTGATCCATTGTTTTTATTTCGCATCGCTCCAAGATAGGGAAGTAAGGTGTCTTGCGCCACAGTTCTGCAATCTCACCTTCAGTAGGTTCAGATAATAGTTGTACAAGCGTGTCGATTGAATTGCAGTAGTTTTCCATGTAAGAACGCTTCATCGCCTCCAGCTCGTACTTATAAACATTGACCTCGCTCTTCCTTCGATTCACACTATCAAAGATGATTTGATTTGCCATAGTCATGTTCGCCATAGCAGCACGCAATGCTTCCATAAGAGGAGAGTCTTCTTTCTCTTTTAAAAGCTCATCGAACACAGCACGACTGATTACGGTTTCGATGCGCTTACGAGCCGTAAGGCCAGACGAACGCAAATCGTTCAGGTCCATATTAGTTTCCACTCCAGGCGCATAAAGACTGAAGGTGGAGAAGTTCTTGAAAATGTCTACGAGTATATTCATGACTGCTGCTGATTTAGTCTGTCTTTCGGTGCAATTTCTTCCTGTCGCTGAGGAACCTCACGATAGAAGCCTATGCGATAGCCTTGCTTATAGAGGTCTGGGAAATTCAATCTGAGAGCGAGATTAAACGGCTCAGCGCATATCTCGTCCTCTGGTGTGAGCGACATTATATAGATAAGGTAGTTATAGTAAGCATCAGAACCCGACTTGCTTATAACACCGTCCTTGCTAACTGCTGTGATGGATGCATCTAAACCAACGCTTGACAGTAAGGCTTCTTCAGCTCGCTTATCGTAAGAAATCAAAGATTCGATATATTCCTTATACTTAAGGTCGATCGTTTCGATTCTCCACTGCTGCTCGTTACCAGAGCTATCCATAAATGAAATAGAAGAGTAGGCTTTGCCTTGGTTATCTGCACCGCTCAGATAGTCGCCTATCTTGCGCAGCTCCAATCGCATATACTCTACAAGCAACGATTCACGATATTCAGTACCGATACTGATACCGTTATACTTCACCAAGTCCTGTTTCTTAGATGAGCGAATCTTATTCTCCTCGCATAGCTTAGCTAACTGATTGCGCTTACTTGACACCCACGCATTCGGAATGATGATGTGTATCTTCGCTGCAAGGGAATTACGCAAGAAGGAGTTAATGTAGGAGGCGGTCTTGTTACTACCTTGAATATATGGACGTGCGCCCTGATGGGTTTCGTTCACACCGTAGAACTCGTCGACTGATTTCTCTCTGTGGTGTGACACAGCAGCGAATAGATAGTTGTCAACTTCTGACAATGCGAACTTAGGGTATATCTTGTAATTGCCTAATCCGTATGTCCACCGTCCTACAGCTATGTTATTGAAGTCGCCATAATTAATCTGATCGTAGGCTACATCCTTACGAGTGGTAGCAAGACGGCAGTGCTTATTCTCCAAGGGTTCTAATCCAGCTACTGGCAACATACCAATACGCTTACCACGTGAGAACCTCCACTTAACGAAGTAATCACCGAACCAGTAGTAGTTCTTGATACAGGTCTTAGCGAACTCCTGTGCAGATGTTTCCATACCACGATCTTGCCAAGAGTTCATCCACTCATCCCACGCAGGTAGTGCGGTGTACTCACGTCGCAGCTTACCACCTTCTACTGTCTGCATATAGGCGCATGGTCCATTACCATAGAGCATCTTAATCTCCTTGCTATACAAGCGAGGCAGCAGGCGGTTCTGCTTTATCTCCATCGTTACCTCTTCACACAGTGCGTTGTTCATACCACGCATACACACTTGGTATCCATTCACACTCATCCACTGGTGTTCATGTAGGCAAGTCTGTCTACCCTGTGGTACAAGTAGCCCTGGACTCGTCGACAGTTCTCTCCCTTCCCCAATCTGAAAGGAGAAGGTATTGCCGTCCATGACGTAGAGTCCAGCGTTGCCGTGCAGTTCAATACTATCTGTCATAACCAATTTATCTTATGTAGTTTATATCCGTCTTGTGGGAACCCCATGTATCTGATGAGTATGCGATAGCACATCTTGGGGTTTCCCTCTTGGTCCTCGAATAGAAAGAAGTTCTCGGAGTCGACCTTGAAACACTCCTCTGGTAGTTGTGTGCGGTACTTGCAATGTTCCTTGACAACCATTTGCTCGCCTGCCATACCCTGTGAGCGAGCGTAAGGGAAGAAGCAGATAGTGAAGTCACCTTGTGGTACTCTACTTATCTCCCTTGCCCATTGCATCGCATCGATGCCGTTCATCTCAATCGTCTTCTCCATTACTTGCGAAATTACTTAAAATCGCTGTTGGAACAAAGGACGATTTTGCCCCTTACTGTCATATTTCCTAACTTTTGAAACGTTGCACCGCTTTTCCTCAACTCAGCGGTGCGTGGTGATAAACGTCATTTGTTTGTTTTTGTTTTTGATTTTCAAAACGTAAACCACTGAAACACAATAAAATAATATTTTGACCTATGTAAATAACCTTTATTATTGCCCTGTTTTGGACATTTTTTATATCAAATATTGGACATTATTGGGTGTTATATCGTGATGTTTTCAGGCAAATCATCAGGATAACTGCTTAATTCCTTCTTGATAAGGTCAGAATAAAGACCGTATAAAAGGTAAATCATCGCACTTGGGAGCTGCGTTGTTAGTCCTGGTCTTCGCTTGAGTTCCTCCTTCTTCTCTGAAGCCTTGTCGAGTTCTATTCTGCCGTTGGTTTTCTTCAACGGACTAATCAAAATTGCACTGCAAAGGTAAGGGCATTCGTTCTCATCTATTCGCACCTTCGGAAGCAAAGGAAGTTTCTCACCAAAGAGCAACTGGCAAAGGCGGAACTGTTGCCAGTGGTAAATGGTAGGCGCACCGTCGTTGTAAAGGATAACTGAAAATCCGTAACTCTCTAAGGCTGCCTTCATCGTCAGTGAGTCAGTAGTTATCTGCTCTAATTCCTCACGTGTCTTGTTACCAGCACGGTCAGGATGAAGGTGTATTACCTTATTCACTGCATCCGTACCAAAGAAAGAATACACCTGCTGCGCAAGGTTCTGCTGGTCATCGGGTATATAAGCCCAAAACTCCTTGATGATATCGAAGCGACTACCATAGTCTTTCTTCTGTCCGACGATGAGCGATTGAAAGTTACCAGGATCATAGCCAATATAGAGCGGTTCACGCTTATCATAGTGTCTAAGATAGCGAGCCGTGAGTGTGAAGTGGTCTTTGAGGTTCAGCTTCAAAATTTGGTCATAGATATAGCTATCCTTGAACTGGTGTCGCTCGTGGTCGTAGGTGGTAAAGAACTTGTTAGTTACCTCCTTGTGTCGAATAGCACAGATAGCGGTCAAGAACTCATCCATATCGAGCGTGTCGAGCTGGGTCTTGAAGAACTTAGGACCGAGAATGTCCTTATTGCAGAAAGATGAAGCACGGATATAGTAGATTGCGTTTCTTCGCATATCCGCTAAGCGTGGTTTCCATCGGGCAACAAAGGCATTAAGGCGTTCATTCTCCAGTCTGATTTTCTCCATCGTGACAGGGTTCTTCGTATTACGCAAATCCTGCTGGAGCATAAACTGCTTATAGAGCGACTGATTGATAGCGAGCGAGACACTGGCTATTTCCTCAATGAGCTGTCGGTCCATCTTGTTTTCGTATTCCTCAAACCAATCGTCTTCACCGAGGTCGACACGTGCCGTATCACTCACACCTGTCACACCTTCATAGTAGGCAGAGCGACGGATGTCAGCAGGACCACCACGAAGGGAAGGGAAGAGTCGCGACTTTAGTTTCTCACCGCTGTTGTGCTTCATCTCCTCGACGAAAGCGTGAACAGCATTACGACCAGCGACACTCTCAGGCTGGTCTGAAGATACCAACTGGAGGTGTGCACCATTGCGAAAGATGACCGAGTGTTTAGCGTAGGCAATAGGGTAGCGTGGTCGACGGAAGTGTGAGGGTAGCTTTGCTTCGCCCACCACATAGTCTATGCCATACTCCAACATTGCTCTCTGCTTGCCATTCACGATGACAGGACGAGAGAACGAAGCCTGAATATTAGGCCAGACATTCGTCATCAGCGCAACATAAGTCTTATGCACAAGGAACGAGAGTTCACCAGGCATATCATTTGTTACACGGATAAGACGTGGAACGATAACGCCCTCTGTCTTACCCGTCGCACGAGCCCATTCTGCATAGAGCATATTCGGGTCGATGATGTTTGCCAACAGCTGCACACGGTTCATATAGTAGTGTTCGAAGTCGGCTGTTGGTTGTTCGTTATTTATTATTTCATCAGTCATTTTGTATCTCCTCCACTATTTCAGCATCTTGTATATCTGCATCACGCAGCAGTCGCTTCTTCTCCTTGTTCTCAACAGGAAGAGAATCGATGAGTTTAATATAAAAACCTTCGTTGTGCTTAGCAGCGATTTCTTTAAGATTCTTCTTCGAAAATCCAAGTTCTTCTGCTGTGAGCTCTGGAGAAATCAAGAAAAGAACACCTAAATCCCTATCTGCTTCTGCTATCTCCGAAGACCGACGACGACACTCAAGAGCAGCATCATAACACGACTTCATACCTTTATAGTCGCGATTAAGTGCGCAGAGTTTAGCAAGGTCTTCATATTTGTTTGCAAAATTGCTCTCCCAAACCTTTATAGGAACATTGCAGTCAACCTGAAAGTAGTTGATTGCCTGATAGATTCTCGCCATACAAGTGCGCTCTTCTATCTTTATTCGCTGCTCAGCGTTAATACGAAGTTTCAGTTTCTTAGCTGCTCTCGTAATATTACGCTCGTGTTCGAATATCTCAGCAGACCATTGCAGCTGCTGCAAGAACAACTTAACATCTTGAGGTATGCCTTCACAATCTCCATTCGTCAAGAATGCAGATATTAGGTCAGGGTGGATGGTGTCTAACTTCTCAATTTCACTTTTCATATTCCAAAGAGTTTCATTCGTAGGTCTTTTTCTGCACGCTCATTCTTACGTTCCTCGAGTAAAGTAATAGAGTCGTTATCACCTTTCTCAGCCTTCTTAGCAAGTTCAGCGTCTATGTTATACTCTCCAAGTGCGAGACCTTGCTGGTAAGCTTCAAAATAAACATCACCAGGAAGCGTTATGCGATATAGCAATGCTTCTCGCTTAGCTTTCCTTAAGGCAAGTAGCTGACAAATACGTTCGGGGGTATAGTTTAAAGCCCCGAACGTTCTGACTTGATTTACATATTCATCTGATAAAATCTCTTTTACAACTAATTCTGACATAGAATTATTTTTTTAGTATCGTCTTCCGATAAGACTACGCCATCTCTCTCTAACAGAATAGGCTGCTGTGGAAACATAGACATAAATCTTCGTACAGTTGCCGACACATATTTAGGATCTATTTCCATTCCATACCCAATGCGGTCTGTCTGCTGGCACGCCATAATGGTTGAACCTGATCCAGAGAATACATCGACAACTACATCGCCATTCTTCGTACTATTAGTAATAGGATATGCCATCAGCGCAATAGGTTTCATCGTCGGATGGATTCGATTGGCTTTTGGTTTGTCGAAATTCCAAATGGTAGTCTGCTTTCTATCAGAGTTCCAAAAGTGAGCAGCACCAGGTTTCCAACCATATAAGCAAGGTTCGTGTTGCCACTGATAGTCTTGTCGACCCATTACAAGAGAATCCTTAACCCAAATGCAGCATTGTGCTATCTTGAAGCCTGCTTCTCGAATTGCCCTGCGGAAATTCTCACCTTCAGAGTCTGCGTGGAAGACGTAGAATGAGCCACCAGGCTTGACAATGGAAAACATCACATTAAACACAGACTGCAAGAAGCGAAGGAACAAGTCATTCTCCATAGAGTCGTTCTGTATGGTAAGTTTGCTATCTCCTCCACCTTCGTAATTGACATTATAAGGAGGATCAGTGAGAATCATATCAGCAACTCGTCCATTCATTAGTGCAACGATATCGCTCTTAGACCGACAATCTCCGCACATCAACCTGTTATTCCCAAGTCTGAAAATATCTCCAGGGCGAGCAAACACTTCATTATCCTCTTGTGGAATTGTGTCAACAACATCTTCTTGAATATCAGTTGTGTCACTCTCTGAAGCAAAGAGTTTATCGGTACCGACAGAGAAGTCATTTTGTTTTACTTCGTAGCCAAGATTAAACTTAGCAAGATCATCGCCACTGATATTATACTTAGTGAATAGGAGAGTGTCTGGATTCTTCTGAGCGAACTCTGAATTATAGGCAGCAATCTCTTCTACAGCTTCCTTCTTATTAGATGCTTGGATTTCCTCGTAGGGAATCTCTGGAATCTTAAATCCATAGGAGCGAAGTCCAAGAAGAGCTTTGCGTCTTTGGTGTGCATCTATAATCCAAAGCTTACCTTTAGAATCTTTCCATACTTTAAATGAATACTTGAAACCTCGAGTGATAATGAGCATCTGAAGCTTCGAAAGTTTGTCTGCATCAGGCTTTTTGAAATCTTCCTGAAGTTCGATAAAAGAGTCCAGCGGGGCAGTAGGCAAACCACCCAAATTAAAAACTTTTATACTATTTTCCATTGTTATTATTTATTTTGTTGTTCAAGAACCATTTTGAAAAGTCGCTCTTTCTCTTGGTACTTTTCGAGATTCCGCTTATCAGCCTCTCTTTTCTCTTTACGATCCTTGCGCTTTACGAATGACTTATAACGCTTGATGTTGTCGAGAACGTTCTTGTGCTGGCGGAGGAACTCGGCAGGATCAGTGCGGAGCAACTTTATGAGCTGGGCTATCTCTGAGCGTCCGAAGAGTATCGGGTGCTTACAGAGGAACTTACCAGTGTCGTTTAATGATTGCAGCTCGGCAAATGCTTGAAGATTGCGGATGCGCAGTTCTGCCATTTCTGCAACAGCCTGTGCGGTTGGCTTTGTCTCCAGCAATTCGTCGAGCTGCTTCATCTTACGCCAAGTGTTGATGCGGTCGTTATAAATGACGGTTGCCATCTGCACGTCCGCATCAGTAAGATTTTCCCAGTCTATTTTCGGGTACTCTTCTTCTTTTTTTTTGGAGCTGCTTTCGCCTTCTCCTGCTTAGAAGAAGCATCGTCCTTATCCTCTGAAGGGGCAGTAGGTACCTCTGATGATTGCTCTGTAGATTCGTTATCTTCAGAACCTTCTTCAGATGAATCTTCGCCACCCTCTTCTTCCGATGGGTTCTCGTCACCTTCGCCACTGTTAGCGTCTGGGCTTTCATCTCCATTGCTGTTGAGTGTTTCAGGGTTCTCGTTGCCTTCGCCACCGTTAGCGTCTGGGCTTTCATCTCCATTGCTGTTGAGTGTTTCAGGGTTCTCGTTGCCTTCGCCACCGTTAGCGTCTG